GCCACGATGAATCCCTCTGCCCGATTTGACTCAGACAGAGGGCGCACATTACGCCGCCACCTCCATTTCCGCCAAGCACTCGACGTTCGCAGCTTCACAAAGCGCAAGCACACGTTCCGCCGCTTCACGCCCGCGCTTCACGCCTTCCTCTTGCCCTTTGAGCATATCGATTCGCGCATGGAGCGCCGCTCGGTTCATGTACCTCAACTCCCGTTCCTCCCCTGAGAGGGTTGGGTAACGCTTGTCGAGTAGCGGTCGTATTTGCTCTAGAGCCTCCTTTTGTTGTTTTAGGGTTTTCAGCGGTGCTGTCGCACTTGCTGCAACTGACGCCTCCACGCTGCGAACGGCTCCGCGCCGAATATGCTGGAACTCGTTAGCGAGCATTGCTATCAACGTCTTTTGTGTTACGGCCAGTAAGAACTTCCTCGCTAACGAGTAATTGCTGAGCTTCGGATTTTCGGCAGCGAATGCTGCCATTGCGGAGCGAAGGCTCATACTGGCACCACCTCGCCCGTGAAGCGCCCGTAGCCGTTGACGCGGTTATCGCCTATACCAATCGCTTGACCGGCAAGGGCAACGATGCGCTCCAGCTCATCGAAGTTCAAGCCGGCGTCCTCGATCAGCAACCCATCGAGTTGCATAGACCAGGCCGCGAACTGTGGGCGAACGCGCATTACGCGCTTACCCATGATTCCTACCGACAGTCGCGAAACGAATCGGCTGTCGAGAGCGAGCTTGTCGATCGACTTTGGGCCGTTATGCTTCAGCGGCACATTGAGGGCGTTGAAAGCGAGCCCTCGCTCGACCTGCTTGCCCTGCTTGGTGATCCGCGCTGTCTCGATCAGACACTTGCGAACCTTGGCGGTCGGCTGCACCACGACACCATCATCGTCTGTGTAGAGACCACCGTGCCACTCCAGCATCTCGATCTGCTGGAGATCCTGGTCGGTCTTCTTTCGCTTCCCGGTGAGCGCCTTTAGCTCTCGGTTGATCGGAAACTCTGGATCAACCATCCGGGGATTGTGCATCAACAGCGGGCTTGTGCCCGTGAGGGTGACTTGTACGTTCATTACTGCCTCCTTGTGTTGTGTCGTGTTAGCTGTTCCTTGTCTCGCATGTTGAGACGATCGCTTACGACTCGACGGAGAGTAGCAGGTCTCATGCCCGCTTGTCAAGGGCGGAGCTTAGTGCCTCACATATAGCGCACTATGGTCTATACCGCACAATCTATGAAGCATAAGAACCGAAAGGAAGCAACCCAATGGGCATCCTCGTAACCGTAGTAGTCATCCTCGTGTGCGCCGTCGTGATCCTCAAGCTGCTCGACCGGCTGTAAACCCTCTTAGCGGAGTAGTAGAAGTGGTATCTACGCGGGTTTCATACGCCCGAGAACCTTGTTCGAATCAGGGCTCCGCTACTTAGTCGCCGGCCCATATAGCCCGCGACCGACCCGACCCGAACGCGGGCGATGAGAACACACTGCGAGTTAGTGGCGGAGGCGCTGGACACGGGCGCACGCGGCTAACACCCGGCACGACAGAGGCCGGAACGAATGGTTCGAATCCTTCACTCGCAGTCCCTTACTTTAGAAACGCGGCACGGTACTAACCAATCCCTAGAAGGAGTCAACATGTCCGTACAGACCGAAGCAGAAGCCGGCGCGAAAACCACTGCGGAAGGCCTCATCGCAACCGCCAAAACGTCGATCCTAGCCGCGTCCAAAGTGACTTCTGAAGCTGAGGTCAAAGTAGAGACAGAAGCACGCGAGCTCGCGGTCCTCGCCGCTGAAGCTGCCGCGAAAGTTGAAGTCGAAGCGAAGACGATCACTACGCTGAAGGCAGAACTTGCGACGTTAGAAAGAGCCGCAGATAAATCGAACGAAGAACTCCGCGAAAAGAACGCGAAGATCCTCTCCCTGACGAGCTAATTGACATGCCAATTCCTAACGACTTCACAACTATCCTAGAGGCTGCTCGTGGCGCTTACCTGAAAGTGTGCGAGGAAGTCCGCGTGTCTGGTGCACGCGGCACGCTGGCCTGGAAAGACAACCCGAGCAAATAGAGGCGTAAGGAGACAACATGGGCGACATACACATACACAACTACCACGCCGAGCCTGCTCCTTCCTGTGTTGTGAAGGAGTCGATTCTCCCCGCTGACACAGACCTAGCGGCCGTGAACGTCATCGAGGCACAAGACGAGCGACGCTACACCCTCGGCATCGCCTACCCAGCCATGCGCGCAGACAAGGCAGTCGCAGCCGACGGGCATCGCGACTTCGTATCCGCTGAGGCGCTAGAGAAGACCGCCTGGGCGTTCCTGAAGAACGGCGGCGTGAACATGTTTCATCAGGACGGCACAGACGGCCACGCCGACATTGTTGAGTCCTACATATACAGGGGACCAGATTGGGTGTTCACCTCCCCTGTGGACAGCAAGGAGTACGCCGTCAAGGAAGGCGACTGGATGCTCGGCACGGTGTGGGATCAAGAGGGCTGGCAGATGGTGAAGGCTGGCCTCATAAATGGTTGGAGCCCTGAAGGCGGGGCACGCCGAACTACCGCGAGCCCTGAACGGCTGCTGGAACTAAGGAGCTAGAACATGAAGACTGACGGTGTAGATATCACAGAGATTGTGGAGTTGACCGCAAGCAAGGTTTCCGGCGTAACCGCACCCGCCAATTCCACACCCTTTTTGCTACTCAAGGCAGCGGCGCCTGCTGAAGAAGACGACGGCGAGAAGACAACCGACGAAAAGTTCAAGGAGAACGCTCAGAGGATGAAGGAAGGCAAGGAACCAAAGAAAGCTGAAAAGGGCGAAAGCTCCGAAGAAGAAGAAGCCAAGGAAGAAAAGGAAGAAGAAGAAGAAGCCGAAAAGGGCACCGTACAGGACGCCCTCAGCGGCACCGCGACCCCACAGGAGACCGGCCATCTCGTGTCCGGTCAGTCCTCCCTCGCGGGTCCTGTAGCAACAGGCGCAAAGCCAGCCGTACCCGCCGCTCAGCAAGAAGGCGGCGCGTCCTCCTACGAGATCCCCGACGAGTCGAAGCTGACTAAGGCCGACGCTGTAGCGTCGCTGGTCGAGGCGATCGAAGTCCTCGACACGCAGCGCGCTGCCATCAAGGACGGCATCGCCGCGATCGCGGACGCTGAGGGCGAGACTGGCGAGGCCACCAAGGCAGGCAAGGTGCTCTCCGCAAAGAACGTGGCGGCGTTGGAAGCCGCACATAAACACTTGAGCAGCGTAATAGAAACTGCCAAGAGCAAGGCGACCCCGGCCAGCCCGGATAGCAAAACCGCAGAAGCAGAAAAGGAGATTATCTCCATGACTGACATCACGAAGTCTGAGCTGGCCGAGAGCATCGTTGCCGGCGTCAAGACCGCGTTCCGAGCGGAGCGCGACGCAGAGAAGGCCGAAGTGGCCGAGAAGGCCGAGAAGCTAGAGCAGGCGAAGCGGCTTGTGGCAGCCGATCTGGCCGAGAAGGGCAACGTGTCCGGCGGCGAGAGCACCGGCGGAACGCAGTCTAACAACGCAGGCGAGATCACTGAGGCGGCTATCAAACCCTCCAAGGAGACCGACGCCAACGATGTAAACGCGGTGAAGGAGGGCGAGGTCACGAAGTCAGAGGACACGCCTGACGAGTTCACCAAGCAGGTCGAGACGCAGCTAGAGGCACTGACCAAGGGTCAGAACGCGCTTCAGGAGCTTGTCTCGAAGATCGCCAAGCGTCCCCGCCCAGGGGGTCCTTCACTTGACGGCCAAGGCCGAGGCATTGCGCCCGCGGTAGAGGGTCGGATGAGTGGCGTGACCAAGAGCGAGGGAGATGAGATCGGGAAGCTGGCCAAGGCTCTCGATGAGGCGACGGACCCCGTTCAGAAGTCTGAGCTGGGAATCAAGCTGACCCACGCGCGTCTTGTGAAAGCGCACGAAGCCGGTCAGCTGTAAGTATCGCATCAACCTCTAATCCGACAGGAGACCTAGCATGGAGCTAGATCAAGTAACTGCGGAGACGCTGGCAATGGTCCAGAAGGCCGAAACAAGTGGCGTTCTGGTCGGTACAGGTGTTCAGGGCGTAGACCTTTCGGGTCTCGTCGCTCTGGTTCCAGTCAACGTTCCCGCACGAAACAACACAAGTGCCTTTCCCCGCACGACTGCGGGCGAGGGTAGCCAGACCGCCGTATGGCGTTCGCTGTTGAACATCAACAGCAAGCAGTCAGACGCAGCGGTTGGGCTGGACTTCGCCGGTTCGCTGACGAAGTTTGATGAGCAGGACTGCTTCGCACCGTATAAGCCGCTTGCAAAGGCCGGCCGTGTCACCCTTGACGCTGTCGCCGTTGCTCGCAACTACGCGGACGCGCTGGCGGTGGCTGAGCTTCAGACGCTCAACCAGCTGTTCATTGACCAGGATCTGCATATCATCAACAGTCAGAACTGGTCGCTGGGTAAAGGGTCGGCTCTCGCCGCCCCGACGTGCGTTGCCAAAATCACCGGCGGTACGTTGCACAAGTCCGTCAAATGGGAAGTTGGTTATGCTGCCCGTTCAGGAGCTAACTACTTCATTGGAGGCAACACGGAACTCTCCAAAAAGACCATAGTCGAAACCATCACCGAAGAAACATGCAGCATTTCCGCCACGATCCCGGCGGTCAAGGGTGCGGTTGCGTACGACTGGTACTTCGGTGTTGACGGCGAAGAACTGTACTACTACACGACCACGACAACGGGTAAAGTGACATTTACCACGAAGCCGGCTGCGGCTGCGGCTCTACCGACGCTGCCGTTGCTGAGTGCTGCGGAACCTCCGAAAACCGCGAAACTGCTAGGCGAACGCGTCGAAAAAGACACGTCGTTTAGCTCGAAGTGGTATAACGGTGTGATCGCCTCAACACTGGGCGACTACGGCGAAACGGGTGCGCTTACTCCGGGCACAGGTACAGCAACAGGCGCGACGTTCATCGACAACGGTGGTGCAGCTATCACCGCGACGGGCTCAAGCATCCCGGTGCTAGACGAAGTCAACGACGCTATCTGGGCGTCGGTCCAGCTCTCTCCGACGGCTTACATGGTCAACTCGGCTCAGGCCGACGAGATCAGCAAGGCGTGCCTAGAAAACAACACTGCCGTCACGTTCCTGCCGCCTACCGATCAGGATGCTAGAAGCAACCTGGCCGGCGGCGGGTACATCGGCCGCTACATCAATAAGGCTGCCGGTGGTGTCCCAGTGAGCATTGAGGTGCATCCGCACGTCGCACCGGGTACGATCATCGCCCGCACCGATCGCGTTCCCTTCCCCGGAAGCAACATCGGTTCGGTGTACGAGGTTCGTTGCCAGTACGACACGATGCGCTTCGACTACGCGGCGAACTACGAACCTGCTGTGGAAGGCGGCGGACCTCGATACGACTTCGAGATTCGCAGCATGGAGACCCTTGTGAATAGGGCTCCCGTCACGCAGGCCGTTGTCTCGAATATTGCCTAAGCAGTATTAGGCGAACCCTCTTCTCGCTCCCGCTGCGCGACAGTCGCGCTATGCGCGAGTTACCTCCCTGACCGCGCGCGGGAGCGAGAGGAACCATTTTCCAAAAGGAGGTAGTACATCATGGCTCAAATCCACAACGTAGAGGTTTCACAGACGAAGCGGTACGTAACCGACCCAGAGAAAGGGCTCGTCCTCAAGCACGACTCCCTGATCAAGCAGGGTTCGGCCAGCACGATCACGCACGACGGCGAGACCTACAAGGTTGACTCGGACGGTACGTTCGACGTGTCAGAGGAGTGTGCGGCGTTCTTGACGCATACGCCCGGCTGGTATAACGGCCCAAATCCGTTCGTTACTGAGGCGCCGGCAGCTCCGGCACGTCGCGTGAAGAAGGCCGCGTAACATGCCCTGGTATGGATGGGCAATAACGGTTGTCGTGAGCGCGTGGATTCTGTTCTACGTGTTCTTCATTATCGTCTTTGCGAAAATCTGGAAAGCCAGCTAGGCTCACATGAGCCCCGCTTTCGTTCCTGAACCGTTCGTGCAACCGGCGGTCAGCCCAGACACTGCAACTCTCTTTCGCAGAGCGCCGTACATTTCACCTTCCGAGTACAAGCAAACGCCGACCGCAGTCGCGGTCAGCGGGCTTGTACCCGGAGGGAACGCGGCCGAAAACGAAGCGGCCCTAGCCGCTGTCATCGCACGCGCGAGTGACTGGGTGGACACGATCTGCTTCCACCGCGCGGACGGCACGCTAGCAGCTAGCCCGGCTACAGAGTCCGGGTGGATCCGCGTCAAGGGCGATGGTTCGATCAAGCTAATCTGCAACTACAAGCCGATCCTAGAGGTAGACGCGCTGGCGATCGGCTCCGGACCGAACAGCATGAGCAACATTGGACAGGAAGCCGCCGAAGAACTGACGATCGCCGGCCAGATCATTCAGCTCGCACAGGCGAGCCCCGTACGGGGCATCACCACCTTCTTTCCCAGCGTCCGCACCGTCGGCGGCAAGGTGTACGTGGTTTGGACGTACGTCAACGGCTACCCACATACTTACCTAACGACAAAGGTTGAAGAAGAAGCGTCCGCCCTTGTTGTAGCCCCGTCCGTGCCGGGCGGCTCCGTTGTGTATGGCGTTTATCCTGGGACGCAACTCACGATCCACGACGGCGCCGCGACAGAGGTCGTCGTCGTCTCGTCCGTGGAAGGTCTAACCCTCAATCTTCAGAACGAAACGCTGTATGAACACGAACCACCAAAAGCTCCGAACACGACCCGTGTCTCAGCCGTACCGTGGGTGGTGGAGCAGGCGTGTATATCGCTCGTGTCGGCACTAATCAAGATGCGCGGCTCCCGCGCGCTCGTGCTGCCGCAGACCGCAGCGGGCGCTACAGCTCCAGGGAAACAGGCAGCGATGCAGGGCGGCGGCGAGAAAGACATTGAGCTTGCGTTTGAGTTGCTCGCGCCGTTCGTGGTTCCGTATCTGCGGAGCACTTGACCATGACAATCCACAGACGGAAAAACCCGCATGCTGTCAAAGCGCACAAAGTAAAAGTGCACCATACTAAAAAGCTGAAGGCACACAAGAGCCGGACGAAAAAGAAAGCGCCGCGAGTCTGATGGGTAGAGCTGCTGTCAGAACCGCAGTCGCAGACTACTTCGCAAACGCGGACATTCAATTCGTCGGTAAGGTGTACGCCGCACGCCCGGAGATCGTGGAGGAGACAGCATACGAAACCAACCGACTCAACGAAGCGGTTCCGTCAACAAACGGATCGAGCACGATCCTCGTCGTGAACATTCCGACCGACGACCGCAAGCGTCGCGCTGACACCGGCCGAGGCGCCGTAAACGACACTTGGATTCACAAGATCGCGCTGGAGGTATTCTTCGCCAGCACAGGCGGCGCCGCAGTACCGGCGCAGGAAGACTACGACTCGATCATTGACAATATGGTCGAGCTCGTGCGTGCTAGCGGAACACTTGGCGCACCCGGAGTAATCTGGAGCGCAGGCGAGTACGAACACGGCATTGAACATAAGCAGTCGGCGCCGTTTACGGACGCGGACGGCCTAACCGTGTTCATTACAGGCGAAGTTTCTTTCGACGCATACGAGTGGGTTTCAGGTCCCGTCTAGAAACTTAGTACCCCCGGCGGATCTCCCGACGGACAACCAAAGCTAAAAGGAGCGCAAGGAAAATGACTTATTTCTCGGCTTTGCCGGTCGTAGAGACTCAAATCGGGATCGCCATAGAGGCAGTACGTGGCACCCCAGAAGCGCCAGCCTACTGGCTTCCAATTATGGGGCCGAAGTACGTACCCGACGTTCAGCTGCTCCCCGATGCTGGGTTGCGCGGCTCGATGGTGACGCTCTACGATGAGATTCCCGGCCTGCGCTTCGACAGCCATGCTTGGGACGCCTACCCCTTCCTGGACTCATTCCCCGTCTTCCTCCGCGCGCTGCTCGGATCAAAAGACAATGTGCAAGCGCGTACGCCGCTAACGACGCTAGTCGCCGAAGCGAAATCATCCGACAAAAAAATCATCGTAGTTGAAAAACTCGCGGAAGGGCTCGTCGTCGTACTCGACGAAGGCGGAGCAGAAGAAGAGGCCACAACCCTCGGCAAAGAAACGAAAATCAAAGCCGGGGAATACGAATACGTCGTCCCCACGCTGACCAAGAAACATCTGATCGGCGCGACGGTCTCCGGCCCTACGGAACTCGTGAAAGAAGCGGTCGCGGGCGCCACGGAAATCGTCGTTCCGTACAAAGTGGAAGCCGGACAGTATCTTGTTCTTGGGACGATCGCCGGTGAGCAGGAGACTGTTCTTGTGGTCGGTAGTCCTACTGAATCCAAAGCGGGTGAATGGAAAACCAAAGTCACCTACCCGCTCGCCTTCGCCCACAAAGCGAAAGCTCCTGTTGTCGGGTTGACAGGCCACGCATTCAGCTTGCTGAACAACGCGCCGGCCGAAGGAAACCAGCCCCCGTCCTGCACCATCACGGACTTTGCCGGCGAGGAAAACTGGCGCCAGCTCGCTAGGGCGCAGCTCAACTCTCTCAACATCAAGGGCTCAGCCGAGGCGTTACCGACGGTTGCGGTGGACTGGTTCGCTGACAAGGCAATCACCCCCGCGCCTCCCTCTGCATCGTACTCGTCTGCGGAGGCACCTCCGGGCTGGACTGCTGTCGCGACGATTGGTGGCACGCAGATTGGGTACATGGTCAACTGGGAGTTCGACCTGAAGCGGAATGTCAAGAACATTCCCGGCGTCACCGGGAACCAGAACTGGTATCAGCACTTCGCTGGTCCGCTGGAGGCGACCGCTAAAGTCACTGTGCTAGAGGATCGGGAAGCTACCTGGTTGACGGCCTACGAAAACGGTGAACTGGAGTCGATCGACCTCACGCTCAGTGATGTGAAGTCGGGCTTCGCGCTGAACCTACACTCCTCAAGCCTGAAGTTCACAAAAGGCAGCTTGGACCGCTCGAAAGAGTGGGTTGAGGTTCCGCTGGAGGCTCAGCTCATACCGTCCACGGCGGACGCGCTCGCAGGCGGCGTGTCCCCTATCGCGATGACTGTTGCCAATTCGCAGGCTACCAAATACTAGTGCGATGGCGGCGGCGGGAGGGGATTAGGTTCTACTGTCGTCGCCGCCTTCGAGTCCATGTCGCCGTCTACCGTCCACGGTAGGATCGTAGCGAACTGCTCAGGCCATTTTGTTTGGCAGATCCTGTTTGCGGCGCGAGCGGCATCTTGTTTATCAGAGAAAACCCCATCTACCCATGTCTCCTCCCCCCAACACGTATGCCCAGTGACAATGTAGTCAGTCCTTCCTAGCTGTTCTGCCCGGAGACGATTGCCCTCATCTTCAGCTAGGGCGGCTACCCACTCTAGAGCGGAACACTCTCGCTTCACGGCTAGTATGTGCCTCCTGTTTTCGCGCTTCCACATTGCACCACAAACAAGCGTCACTAGAAACATCGCTAGGATTGCAACCCAAAGCATCTTATCTGCTCCTCGGGCCAGCGAACTTCCGAGAAACACGGACTTCTTCTCTGGCTGCCATGTAATCAAGCCACCCGATAAGCATCTCGTCAAAGGATTGATAGCCACTGAAATACGGTTCCCATAGCTCTTTGCAGCGGGCTGCTATAGGGGCTGGTATCTCAACTAGATGTGGCTCCCTAATGTATGTTGCAGACATATCTTTCTCCATTCGTAGCTAACCAAATACTAGAAGCTACCTTAGCTGCCCTGCTACCTCCTCGGTAGCGGGCGGCTAGGGTACCTCAGCTTTCTGCTTCTTCTTGAGGGCCGTTCTGTACGGCGCCCAAGGCTTCCATCTTGCACGCGTTGGTCTTCAGGGTTTCCTCGTCCGACACGATCGCGGGAGACGCTTCATCGACCGGCGTGTTGCAGACTTCCTGCATGGTCGAGACGCACGAGGGTGACAGCGTGCCTGTAGCGGCGTCTTCGTGGTCGCAAGCCACGGTCGATTCCGCTGTCCAGATGGGGTTCACGGACGCTTGCGCGCTCGCTTCGCTCGGCGCAGCAGGAGCGCTGACTGGGGTAGTGGTGGTGACAGCCGGTGTTACCGACGCAGGCTGTGTGCTTGTGCTCTTGCTGGGGCTGCTGCCCCCGAGAGCTATAGCGATGCCAATTACGAAGTAGACGAACAGCCCTAGTACGGCAATGAGGGCGAGTTTCAAGATCCCGTCAACTATGTCTTTGGTGGTCTGCATGATGTTCCCCGTTCCTTTGGTCTTGTTGTTCATAGGAACAGTATCGCACCTCCTTGCCTGCTTGTCAATGGCAGGGAGGCTCTCTAAACGAATGTACTAGGAGGCGTAAAATGAAGACAGTTCCCGTACCCGGAGGCTCCGCAGATTTGCGCGAGCAGAACGAGATCAAGGTCCGGCACCGCCGGCTAGTAGAATCCGCCAGCGTAGGCGCAGCTACCGCACTGGCAAAGCTACCATCCGATCAAGCCGAGCTAGAGGCCGCCACGCTCGCAGAGCTAGACCTCACAGAGGCCGAGGCCGACAATCTCTTCCGGCTCCAGGACGCGACCATCGTCGCAGCCCTGGACTCGTGGACGCTGCCAGGCCCGACCCCTACCCTCGCAACGGTTGGCGACCTCGACCCAGAGGTCTACGACGCGCTAGCGGAGGCAACCCGTGAGCTTGGCACTGCGATTGCTGGCGCAGAGGACTTCGAGCCATCTAACCCGGCGAGTCCGGAGTTCCAAGCGTCCCCTACGCCGCGCTCCGCAGGCTCCGAGGAGCACTCGAAGGGCGCCCAGGAGCCGGCATCGACGGAGACACTTCCGACAAGTACCAAGAGTTCAGATTTCGAAGGGCCTTTCACGGACTGACCCACGAGGATTTCCTGAATGAGCCCGACGCGACAGTGACTTGGTTGCTCGCCATAGATAGCCTCGTGCTCGACGTACAAAACGAGCAGCGGAAGAGAGAAGAAGCTCGTGCCCGGTAACGTAGACGACGCAGCTTTCCAAGCGGCGCTAGATGCTCTGATGTTGCGTGTCAGCGCAGCTAGCGCCGCCGCTGTAAAGACAGCTGCGCTCGCCATACAGGCAGCCGGTATGGCGAACACGAAGGTCGTGTCCGGTACTAACCGCCGATCGTGGCGTACGGAGAGTGCTGGGCCTTACGCCGCATTTGTCGGGCCGACGATGATATACAGCCGCCGGCTTGAGTTGGGATTCGAGGGCGCTGACTCGCTCGGTCGCGTTTATCACCAAGCCCCGAAACCTTATGTGCGACCGACATACGAGTCCATGTTACCTAAGATCAGGCCGTTTTTTGTTACTTCAATTTCTGCTGCCTTGAAAGCCTGAAAGGAGGTGTGATATGGCGGGTGAGTTTTTACCTCCGGTCGTGATTTCAATTGCAGTAAATGACGCGCCTGCGCTCGCACAGCTTGCTGGGCTCAAGGGCGCTATGGCAGACACAGCCGCCGCCTCAAGGGTTAGTGCCACGTCCATGAGTAGCAGCGCCGGCAAAGTCACAACTACTTACGAGGGAATGGGCGCCGGAGCGGCGGCCGGTGCAAGCGGAGTAAAGGTAGCTGAGAAAGACGCGGAGAGCGCGAGCAAGGGCTTCTCTGGTCGCATGGCGATGATGTTCGAGTCGATGGGCAACTCAATGTCAAGTTTCGGTATCCCGTTCGGTAATTCAGTGAAGAAAATGGGGTACGCAATGAAGGAGGGGGAGTCAGGTGCGAAAGGCTTCGGATCTAGTCTTCAGGGGCTATCGAAGATCGCGTCCCTTTCAGCCATCGCGATCGGAGGCGTTCTAGTTGCAGCCGCTCTCAAAGCCGGCGCCGCGACCACCGAAGCGAACGCGCGCTTGATGACGGCCGCTCAGGATACCGGCAAGAGTATGGTGGGCGTCGAAGCGTCGTACTTGAAAACAGAGAAAGCCGGCGTAAAACTTGGTTTCATGACAGATGAAACAGCGGAATCTCTTACCTCACTAACAGTTGCGTCTCACAGCTCAGCAAAGGCGGTTGAATTACAAAGCCTTGCCGAGAACTTGTCTGCAATGCGCAAAGTCCCCCTAATGACAGCAACAAAAGCGTTGGTTCAGTTGTACGGCGGCTCAGAAAGGGCGCTCAAACAGATGGGTGTCCAACTGGATACCGGCTCCATGAAGCTGAAAACGCAAGTGAAAGACACTGAAGCGCTCACAAAAGCAAAGGCTAACCTCAAGACCGCTGAAGAAGGTATGGCGGTAGCCGTCAAGAAGAGCGCGGAAGAACACGAAAAGGCAGAGGCGAAGGTAGCATCGGCGGAGGAAACGCTATCGCGTTCACAGGAAACGTTGAAGGGCGGTTCGGAAAGCCTCGCCGCCGCCCAGCACACGCTCACAGAAGCACAAAAGGGCGTAACTGAAGCCGCCGAAAAAGAGAAGACTGCAATCAAGGAAGCGGCCGCCGCACTCAAGTCAGCCGAAGAAGCAGCGAGGGAAACGGCTGAATCCGGCGCGAAGGGGATCGCAGCCGCTAAGACGAACCTGAGCAACTTGGAACAGGAACGCGCAAAGGAAGGCAACGAAGCAGGCATCAAGAAAATTGAAAGCGAAGAAAGCGTTCTAAAAGCTGTCAAGTCTGTAGCGAACGAACAAGCGCTAGCGCTGTTGGGCGGGAAGAAGGCTCAGCTCGAAGCGGCCGATAAAGGGATGGAAGCGCAGAAGAAGGAACAGGCGCTCACAAAGGCGAGCCAAGGCATCATCGAAGCCGAAGCGACCGCACATAAGAATAACGCTAAAGCCATCCATACGGTTGAGACGGCACACGAAAAACTTGTGAAAGCTCAGAAGGCGGGGCTCGCTTCAAGTAAGGAAAACGAGGCTGCCGCGAACAAGGTTGCTACCGCGCAAAAAGGTGTTTCGGTTGCCGAGCGCACGCTTTCGGGCGATCTAGCAAATGTACAAAAGGCAACGGATGGGTTGTCTCTCGCGCAGAAAGAAGCCGCCGCGCCATCTACAGCGTTGGCTGCCGCGCAAGAAAAGCTGAAGAAAGCTCATGAAGCGGTCTCAGTTGCGTCGCTCAAGGTAAAGAAGGACTCTAGTGCTTTGGGAGAAGTGCTAGCGAACCTAGCGAAAATCAGCATGGGGCAAGCCCAGAAAGCATCTGAAACCACCACAGGGAAACTGCGCGTCCTACGCGCGACTCTCAATGAAGTCGCGGCTGAGATAAGTAAAAAATTAGAACCTGCCATCATGAAACTAGCTGAAGCGATGCTCAAGATAATTGGCTTTTTCAAGCAGCACACAACGGCAGCTAAAGCACTGGCGATCGCATTGGGGCTTGTAGCCATAGCGTGGCCGATCACTAAGGTCATCGGCCTTTTTACCGCTATCAGTAAACTACTGATGCTGGGGAGGTTGGCGTCGCTCGCTAGGGGCGCAGCGGTTGCGATAGGGCTAATCGGAACAGCGGAGGTAGGAACCGAGGCGGCGGCGCTTCCGTTGCTTGCTACGTTTGGGGCAATCGCCCTCGCAATCGGCGGGATTGTCGCGGTTGCAGAAGTGGCTAGCCGGCTGCTCGGCAAGGGTAGTTTCATAGAAAATGCGAAAGAACTCATCAGTGGAGGTACCGCCAAATATGAAAACATGGAAGCGAATACTAAAGGACAGGAACTAGCCAATCAGGTCCAGCAGAAACTTCTGAACAAACGGCGCGAACAAAAAGGGATGGCGCCTGTGAAATTCGCGCTCGGGGGAATCGTCTCTAAACCGACAGTGGTGGAAGTCGGGGAGGCAGGTCCGGAGGCGATCATCCCACTCGCTAGCGGTGGACTAACCGCACCGCCTGGCTTCACAGCGCTCCCGGCCATTCCCTCTAGCGGCACGCCCGGCAGCGGAGGCCCTGGCGGTCTAAACGTCCAAAACCTAACGGTGAACGGTATGAGTACGCCTAACGCGCAGGTTGTACAGGAACTCTACAGCCGCCTACGTCCGCTCCTCATCTGATGTTTCCGTCACCTTCACTCGAACCCCCGACACTAGAAGATTTCCAGTGGGAATATAACGAATTATTGATGGGAGCAAATACTCCCTACGGAGTTTTGCTCGTCGAGGGACTTGACCTTGCAGAAATCCGGTCGGGTGACGTGAACTGGCCGCGGGACCACGGGCAGGCGATGGGCCTCGACCTGTACGGAGGCCGGGACATCATTCTGGACCTGTGGATGAAAACTGACGGTACGTCGCTTCAACACGCACAGCTCGCGCTCGCGGCAGCAACCATAGTGCGGCCCGACGAAGAGCTGCCTCTGTGGTTTCAGTTGCCGAACCTGCCGCTTCTTTGCGTCATGTGCCGCCCGCGCAAAAAGCCAATGAAGGTAGAAACGGAGTACGCGGCCGGCAACATCGGCAAGCCAGAACTTCACCTACGCGCGTCGGATCCGCGGATCTACACGGCCGGGGAAGAAACTGAAATCAAACCAAACCACCCGGCGACCTCGAAAACGCTGACTAACGCCGGCAATACGGAGATGCGGCCGATACTCGTTTTCACAGGCCCGCTCGCGCGTCCCACAGCGAAGAATAAAGCCATCGCAGGCGAACCGTTCCTCACGATCTCCAAAGCAATACCGGCAGAAGAAGAAGAACGCAACACGCGGGAACAGACGGAACGGAGTGCTAAAGCAGCTCGTGAATCAGGAGAAGAATCAGCGCGGGTTGCCCGTGAAAAAGCTGAAGTGGTAATACGTATCGCCTACGAAACATCAGAAATAGTCAGCTTAGAATCCCATGAAAAAACCGTTGCGAAAGCACAAGAAGAAGCGGAACTAGCAGAAGCCGTCGCGAAAAAAGCGAAGGAAGAAGCGAAAGAAGTCTACATCTCGCCTAGGGAAGCGCGCGAAGTCGAAGAAAAGATCGCGCAAGCTAAATGGGAAAACGAACACCACGGCACGAAAGAAATCCGCGAAAAAGGAGAAGAAAAAGAACGTGAAGAAGCGGAAGCCTCCGAAGCGGCTGAGCGTAAAGTAGACGAAGAAGAAGAAGCGACCGCGAAGATCGCCGCAGAAAAAGTAGAAAAAGAAGCTCGGGAAGCTCGGGAAACGAAAGAAAAAGCAAGCGAACTCCCGACCGTCGCGGCCGGGCACCAAATCGTCGTAGATACAGGCACCCCACACAGCGCCCGCTACTACGAAAATACGACCCGCTCGGGTGCTTACAAAAACGTGCTCGGCTGGTTCACACCAACCTCTACGTGGTGGGACCTGATACCTGGGGCTAACCCGATCGCGTTCTCCTCCTATGACGCAGGTGAAACCGCCGGAACACTCCTAGTTGAATGGGCGAGTGCAAATGAGCTCTAGCGACCCGCGTATCACGTGCCGGTTCGCGGGACTACTATCGTTCTCGCCGATCGCTGACCTTCCGTTGAACGGGCTGACGTTCAGCAAAGTGCTAAACGGAGTCGGCTCGTGGGCCGGCTCACTGCCTGTCGAGGACCCAGGCGTTCGGGGCACTGCGTGGATCAACGCGACCGCACCCAACCTGACTTCGATGTGGGTAGACATCGACGGGGCGCTGATGTACGGGGGACGAAGCCTAACCCGGCAATACCAGTTGGCCTCAGGGAAGGTTGCGTTGGGTGGAACCGACTTCTGCGGTTACTTCGCACAGCGCCTGCAAGCCAGAGACTACACCTCCTACGTGGACCCCGACGGGCACGCTTGGGCGACCACCGGTGCGCCGGCGCTCCGGATCGCTTACTATGTTCTTTCACAGGCGCTCGCTAAGCGGTTCTCGATCCCGCTCAAAATTGTCACTTCCGGCGCAGAAGCCGGTGCGGGGTTCTGGCTTACGATCAGCCTGCCGGGAGCGCAGCAGCAGACCCTCGCGTCGATCCTGAGCCAGATGCAGGAACTCGGGTACATGGTCGGTATCGACTACACCCAGGACGTTGCGTATGTCGGAGGTGAGCTGACGGCGACCTGCACCCTATCGTATCCGCGGCGCGGTTCTGAAGCGGAACCGTTGACGATTGATCTCTCACAAGCCCTGGACGTGCAGTACGACGAGGACGGCACTG